GATTGTCCACCTAGGAAATTCCAGGAGAGAATGCGTAAGAACGGAGTAAAGGGGTTGAATACTCCAGAGTTCACGCAAACTATGGCTACTGCTGGGAAACCTAAAAAGAAAATTGAAGATAAGGGTAGTCAGGAAGTAACACCTACACCTGAAGCACCCGAATCACCGAAATTTTATATTGCGGTAAATTTTCTTGGACATTGTGTTATTAAGGATTATTATTCGTTCAGCTATGTTGAAGCTCGAGATCAGAGTGGCCAGATATGGACCACAGTTGATGCTGGGGCTAGGCTGAGCGACGTTATTTCTGGTGGCCCAGATCTGTACACTTGTCAGTTAGATAACCCGAAAAGTTATTCTGTTATAGCGCAAAGTTCGTTTGCAACTAAGACTAATGAATCTTTTCGATTGGTTTTACCTGATGGGAGTACTAGGTTTATAGAGGCATCGACTGGTATAGTTTACATGGTGGCATATAAGAATTTGATGGATAAATTCAGGAAGGGTAGTACTGTGAGCGACACACTGATTAAAGGTGCTGGCGCATTACTCACTGCATACACTCATATCCCAGATAGTATTCTTGAATTCACTCGTCTCATGTGGCTTAGTGCTGTGGTCTTAGATGAGATATTAGTTAAATCTTCTACAATGTCAATTTTGAAGACTTGTGTAGCGCCACAATTGGCCTACTTGTCAAAAACTGATGTTGAGGTAGCTAATAATGTTAACTCAATGATGATTACAGCACAAATGGAGTTATTTGCAAAAATACCTGGTGTGGATTGTCCACTCCCAATGGATTGGGAGTGTGGTTCAATTTTCCGCATTAAAGGTTATTTAACGAACTTTCCTACAAAGTTTGTTCGTGACTCTTCAGACGATTTTCCAGAAGAACCTGTGAGGTTTAAAACAATGACTAGCAACCTAAAATGGTATAACACCCAATTTTTTAGGTTGAGATCACCCTCTAACAATTTTGTAGTTTATGATAATACGCCCGTTAACTTGTGTCATGCACTCAAGAGGATTATATCTAAACGCACAAATGAGGAGGCACTTTATGCTAGTTCATTGAAGACTCTACAGTATTTAACGAGTAGGAAACATTATATGAATGAGCGAGTTCTTGCACAGCTCAACGTAACCTTCCGGCGCACTCATTGTGTAGTCGGTAAATTTGGTGGCGTTGGTGCTGGGTGTTCTGCGGCCCATATGATAATGTTACCTTATAATATTCCTTTCTTCTCCAAAGCTACAGTTGTTTTAGATACGCTAAAACAACGTTGTCATCGTAGCTTGGGGTTAAAATTAACTAATGCCACGTACAATTTATACGATGGAGCTATGGACTTGGTCGATTTAGGACTTGCCCGTGTTTTCATGAGTAATGTGCCACACATAAAACGCAGGTATCGGCGTGAATGTGTTAGTGGTTTTGACATACACAGCGAAACAACTGTCTTGACAAAATTAGATGGTAAAATCAAGCGTGAGAGCGCCAAATTCAACAAACCCCCTAGGATTTATGTTGGATATGGCGTGGGGTCAATGGAGGCTAATGAGATGCCGGAAATCATAAAAATGGTTTTTGAGCATCCTTTTGTCTTTCCAGTTGGTACCCTTAATGATAAGTTCTCACTTGTGGTTTATTGTGCCTCTATTCCATATACTGGGTATTTGGATGATTTGTTCCGGACTTTTTTATTGAGTAGGTCAATGGTTAATCAAATGACTGTAATGAGTTACAGTGACGATGCCGTAGTCTGCTTGAACATTGATGTATAGTGCGTGTCTATAATGTCGATATTTCAAGTTGCGATAAGGGGAATGGCCCCTTAATGTTCTCAATTCTAGGAACACTTCTCTCACAAATCAATGAATCAAGGGCCTTGATGCTGATATCACAGTGTCAATTACCTATATGGTTTGTGAATCCAAGCGCATTGGATGAGAAGTTAGTCGTTGAATTTGATAGTTGCTTCGAAGGTTCGGGGACAGTTTTAACAACAGTCCTTAACCATATTGCCATGTTGATGATAGTGTGTGCATCGGCTAGTTTGCTCCAAAGGGATACCAATGTTCTTAACATTGTTGATATCCTTCAAGCTGGAGCATTACTGGTTGGCCACGCTGTGACCGTCGACGATACTGGCGGAGTGATCGAAAAAATTCAATTTTTAAAACATTCACCGATGTTGTGCACTGATGGTCTTTACCATGCAGTTAGAAACTTTGGGTGTATTTTACGGAATTTGGGAACTTGTGAAGGTGATTTGACATCTACGCAGCTCAATATGTCTTACCAACAGTTTAAATTGTTACCTATAGCCGATCGTTGTGATATTTATGTGTCGCAACAGATTGCTGGCTTGGTGCATGAACCTGGTAATTGTATATTGACAGCTCTGCGTGAACGCTTTCACACTCCTGTTGAGCACTCGATCAATGAACACTACTTCAATAATGAAGGTGAGTGTGGTCTTGAGTTAGTCCAGGAGAGTTTAGTCAATCGGTACGGTGGAGATGAGTGGGAATATGAGTACCTAACATCTTCACTCCGGAGTATCGCTATTGGTGATATGATTTCTTCAACATTGGTTGAGAAATTTTTTGCCATAGACTATGGGTTGTAATAACCGCTTGACCAGCGGCGTCCTGAGATACGTGAAATCAGTGGGTTTGAATTCCCAAACACCCCATTAGTCTGGGAAAAATCTGGCAGCCATTTAGTGGTGTTTA